TGAAAATTGTCTTTAAAAATATAGATAATGAAAATCTAAATACTGAAGAAACTAATGTTTTAGAAAAAATGTATAAAAGTTTTGTCCGAAACGGAGCAATATTAAACGAAGAGGATAAAAATAAGAGCGAGAGCTGACACCTGGATGTGTACCATTCGCACTTTTTGATACATTTTGTGCGAATGTATCGATAGCAATCTTTTCCGTGAAGATGGCATCTTGACTGTCTACGAGAGAACCACCTATGTAGAGTTCTACTTTATCGATAATGGTGTCCCACCTTTGAATATCGAGGGCTTGGGTGGTATCGTCTAATGTGAAATAAACATACCCTAAAAGATCGCCAGATCGTTCGAATTGAACACTGGACATTGAATTGTTTTTCACCGTTCCATGGATGGTTTGTTTTTCGATGGACTGTGAAAAATTAGCATGTCTTTTGAAGGTTGAACTAAAGAAAGATATTTCGGGGTTACCCACAATATATTCATCCTGAGCACCGATGGCAATCAATTGAACAACACCAGCAGACATGGTATACTACTTTAACGAGAGAAAATTACAAATTGGGTTTTCTACACACGAATCGAATAACTAAAAAATTATTTTTCGCGGGACTAGATGGTGTAATAGGTACACCATTTTGGTTTCTAATATTTACAGTGAAACGATCAATGCTACGAATCGGATTGACATATTGTGTCACGAGGGGATAATTATCTTTAAAATTGAACGATGCTGTACCGTCACCTAGGATACTCGCAAATGAATTACGAACGATACTCACAGCGGCTTGACCATTTGGTTCATTGGAAGCACGTTCTGTGAAAATACTATCAAGTTCCTCTATGGAAACGTAACAGTGTTTCGTAGCAACTGTCGTATTAATGTTAGCAGCCAATAGTTTAGCCTGAACAACATTTTTTAGTGGATTTTGAAGATGACACGTGAACGTATTTGAGGCTGTTTGTCCGATCGTATCAATAGTTACAGTGTGATATTCATGTTGAAGATCAGGAATCAATTGAGTAGGGGATGTAATTAATGCCATATAGTATTAACTTAGATTAAAGATCCACCAATCCCATCTGTGATCTCATACCCAGCCTGCTCAGAGACAAGTTTTTGTGCATCACACACTCCTCCTGGAGTTAAACCCTTCGAGTATGGGCTACCATTCTTACCGGAACCAGCTGTACATTTCAAATCGACTGGTAAGTCGAAAATGGATTGCTCACTCACGGTTTTGGTTGTGATTGGCGTAGATTGATAGGTACTTGTCCTGAAAGCACCGAGTGCTGAAATAAATAGAAGAAGACCAACTATCATCATAAGAGCATTACGGTTGACACGGTTCAGAGTAAACATTTATAATGAACCAATATTTTTTTAAACCGCGTTAAAGATTATTTTTTTAGTTTCTGTATAAAGAGTAGATGGACGAAGAGATTGTACTCGATCGAGGACATACCAATGTTATGAAATTGGATGAAGATGAACAGGCCATCATGGATGAAATTCAAATTTCTGCTCCCAGAGCCCAGCGTGTTCCTCGACCAAGTCGAAATGTTTTTAACCCACCACCACAAACATCAGAACGACAAGAGAGTATGGATGCTTTCGTAAATCCTAATAAACAGACGAGTCAAAACGCTACGGCCCCAGACGAAGAAATTGATTATGGTGAAGAAGATGGTAATTTCTTTGATGACGGCGAGGACTATGATCCAGGATCTGGACCAGGTCAAGAAGAAGAGGAAAAACCTTCAAAAGGGTATTCTTCTATTGACGAAGAAAAGGCGGATCTAATCAATAAATTGGGACGCCTGGAGAAGAAGGGTTTTGCTGTAAACAAACGATTGAATGCTTATTCGAATGTTGACGAACTACGTACTGAAGTAAAGCGTATCACTTACAGTATCGATGTTGAACAATCAGTTCGGTTTTCGAGGAGAATGCTTGTAGCATGTGTGACTGGTCTGGAATTTCTCAATAAGCGGTACAACCCCTTTGAGATTCAACTTGAGGGGTGGTCTGAGTCTGTGATGGAGAATGTAGATGATTATGACGGCGTCTTCGAAGAATTGTATGTGAAATACCGATCAAAGATTAACGTCGCTCCAGAAGTCAAGTTGATAATGATGTTAGGTGGTTCGGCGATGATGTTCCATTTGACCAATAGTATGTTCAAATCGATAATGCCAAATATGAACGATGTGATTAAACAAAACCCTGATCTCGTAAAGAATATGATGTCAGCTGTTCAGAACACGACTCGTAAAACAGGTGGTCCAGCGACTGACGCCCCTGTCGGTGGTTCAGGGGAATATGAAATGCAGGGACCTGGTATTGACATCTCGAGTCTGATGGGGGGTATTATGATGCCCCCAACACCACCAATGAATACATCAGCTATCTCACAAAGTACTGAGCAACTGGTCGACATGGATGATGATATTTCCGATATCATATCGATCTCAGGTGATTCAACTGGTGGTGAAGTCAAGGAAGTAAATGTTGCCTCATCTAAACCCAAACGTACCAGGCAAAAGAAAACTAAAAAGGAAATTAATCTCTAAACATATATAAATGATAGCATACTATCCTTTGGAGGAATTGGACCCTCCGAAGAAAAGTCCAGAACCCATTGATACTCAGAAGGTTGTCATTTCACCGGAGGGTACAGAAGAAAGTGAATTAAATTACATCGTGATAGCTTTTATTGTCGGAGTTATTGCGTTAGCAGCTTCCGACGCCATCAGGGCGTAAATGTTGAATCTATATCGAGGTCTTCCCTCGTATTAAATTTAATTACCAAAAAGAATGCCACCCAATCCATCTTTTATACGTAACACATTGTAATTGACTGCATATACATATAAGGGGTCACCTTTTCTTGATGGTGCAACATTCGCACCACGAATCGTAATCTTCGCATTATCTATACGACTGAAGTTACATGACCCCGATGGACTGTATTGTGACGCATTCAGACAGAAATGGTATGCATAGTATCTAGTGTAGAATAACATATTTCTGTTAACATCATAATCCGATATACCATAGTCAGACTTGTAGTAATTTTGAATAGTATGAAAATAAACGGGTTTCATATTTTCGAATAGATGTGTACCATTTATGTAAAGGTCAACCCCTCCGAATGTGAAAAAGTCGTTAATATAATCATTGGTGGTTGATTCAAATCCAAAGAATAGTGATTTTACAGGATGGTTAAACTGACTTATATCGAGAGTGTTATATCCTTCATTGGTATCGAGTGGATGTTCCATGCGCTGAACTTGTGTGATTACAAAATCAATTGAACGTTTCACAATAGCTTCTCGTTCATCTTTATCGAGAAAAATGTAATTTCCATACACTTCATATTTTTTTTCGTCATCTGATAGTACATTGTAACTATTGGTATCCAAATTAATTTTGATTTGGACTTCATGGTTCTGAAGCGCCACGAGAGGTAAGAATGCCTTGTGATCACATAAAAAGAAATGAAGTGGTAAAAATCCAGGATTTACGGAAGTTGTTTTATTATTCAATTCCCGAGATTTACTATATGTGTCAGGTAGATAGTTTGGCCATATATCAGCATAGTAATCAAAATGCTGAGAATCAATTTTTTGACCTCCAATATATAAATCAATTGTAGATTTATAAAACATATTCATCAGTTTATCAGAACCCTGAAACCAAATTGCATTGATAACATCCCCGAAAACTGGTATGGTTACAGATACATCATTCTCATTCATTGATTTTATAAATTTAGGTACCTGTGAAAAATTTGTATGACGGGTAAATTTAGTACGAAAAAATGAATGTCCTTCCTCACTTATTATATATGAATCTTGTACACCTTTAGAAATAAGTTGTATTAATGCACCAGACATTTAATAGATGTGTAGATTATAAAAACAAACACTTTCCCTGAGGGAAGTCTGGTTTATCTTCCAACGTTTTACCACGAATATTGAAACCACCATGTTTATAGATTTTAGATCTTTTGTAATACATTGCTGTGAAAATAGACCATGGATCATGTATATCGTATATATGTGGGTTGTTCTTTTTTCCACTCGTTTCTCTCATGATACGCCCAATACTTTGGGTAATATCTGATTTAGGACTCGCCAAAATAACTGTATCGAGAGTGGGAATGTCTAGACCCTCATGGGCTTGACTGAATGTCGCAAATATGATCTTCTTCTTTGATGATTCTTGAAGTGCTGCCTCTTTCATACCACCCATGTATAGTCCTGATGTTTTAGGAAAGCATTGATGAAGAAACTCACAGTGTTGTCTTCGATCACTGAGAACTAAAAGTTGTCTAGTACCCGCAGATGCTTTTTTCACCAACTCTACTAACATTCTATTTCTTTGACGATCCTCAACAAGTTCTGTGATCATATTAGGCATCGATATCTTTCCATTCCTCATAGACGGTGGTGGATTCTTATAATTTGGGGAATCAAAAACAATCGGAAACACTTCAACCTGTTCCTGATTTTTCCTTTCAACTGCGAAGAATGTGGGGCCCATGAACCAATGAAGTACTTTAGTGAGTCCATCTTTCCTCTCGGGTGTTGCCGACAACCCGTAAATATGTTTAGGGCATAATTTGAACAGACTCTGACTGAATACTTTAGCACAAATATGATGGGCTTCATCAACAATCAAAGTTCCAATACTTTCGAAATCTGTAAAAGAGTATTCTTTGAGTGATAAAGATTGGAGCATTGCAATAACAAAGTCGCAATCGACTTCTTTTTTATCCTGTTGTACTACACCAATTGTAGCACCCGGACAGAATTGTTGAATACGCTCCCGCCATTGATCCGCTAAAAACTGTTTATGAACGACGATCATTGTCCTGTACCCCAATTTACATGCTATGGCCAAGGATACCGTTGTCTTGCCATAGCCACATGGTAGAGACAGGACGCCGTGTCCCGCTTTAATTGCGGCTGATAATGCTTCATTTTGATGAGTAGCGTCTCTGAGTTGTCCTGCGAATTTGGTTTTAATTCGGACGGGTTCCGGACGTTTATCCTCTTTCGGTTCCCCAAGTTTAGAAGTTCCGTAGAATCTGGGGACACAGACTCCATTTTTAGTTGGTCGAAATACTTTGAAAGGCGGTGGAGGAAACCCATAGTCCCCATTGACAACAGGTCTTACCGTAAGTTCTTTTTTAATTTCTTGAATTGGACCCGCATGGACAAGGTATCCAGTTCGGGTAAGTGTTGTCATTAATTACTTATTTAAAGGGGAATAACTTTAAATGAGTATAATATGCCTATCGTCGATATTGAGGAAAATATTAAGAAGATCCAGAGTAACATTGAACAAATGACCCAAGAAGTATTTAGACTTCAAGGTAT